CGTCTGACACACTAATAGGTTCAGCAAGAGCCTTACATTCTTGGATTTCTTTAGGTGGTAGCAAATTTCTAGGTATCGGCACTACAAACAAATATTACATAGAAGAAGGCGGGACTTACAACGATATAACTCCAGTCAGAAAAACCACTACAAACGCAGCTACTTTTGCAGCAACTAACGGCTCTTCGACTTTAACGGTCACTGATAGCTCGCATGGAGCAGTCAACGGTGACTTTGTAACTTTTTCGAGCGCTGTAAGTTTAGGTGGTAACATCACAGCTACTGTTTTAAACCAAGAATATCAAATAAGTCTTGTTACAGGCACTAATACTTATGAAATTACCGCCAAAGATACCAGCGGCACCACAGTCACTGCAAATAGCAGCGATTCTGGCAACGGCGGATCAGCTACCGATGCAGTGTATTTACTAAATTCTGGTTTAGATGTTTATGTACCCTCTACTGGTTGGGGAGTAGGAGCATGGGGTGCTGGTGCGTGGGGTGCCTCAACGACATTATCCGACATAAATAATTTAAGACTTTGGACACATGACAATTTTGGTGAGGATCTAATAATAAACCCAAGAGGCGGTGGTATATTTAGATGGATTGAGAACGATGGTTTAAGCACGAGAGCTGTAAACTTAGCAACTACAAGTGGTGCTAATTTAGTGCCTACCGCGGCATTACAAGTTTTAACATCTGAAACAGACAGACATCTAATTGTTTTAGGAGCTGATCCAATAAGTAGTGGATCTAGAACGGGCTCCTTAGATCCAATGCTAGTAGCATTTAGCGATCAAGAAAATCCATTACAGTTTGAGCCGTTAGCAACTAATACTGCTGGCTCATTAAGATTATCTGCTGGTTCTGTGATTGTCGGTGGTCTTAAGGCTAGACAAGAAATATTGATTTGGACAGATACATCATTATATTCAATGAATTTTATAGGACCACCTCTAACTTTTGCAATTAATTTAATTAATGAGGGTGCTGGTTTAATCGGTCCTAAGGCCGCAGCAAATTCACCTAGAGGTGTATTTTATATGTCTAAGAAAGGTTTTTACTTTTACAATGGCTCAGTGCAAAAACTACCTTGCAGTGTGCAAGACTATGTATTTTCAGATCTTGATGAAACACAGGCTTTTAAATGTTTTGCTGGTTTGAATGAAGAGTTCTCCGAAGTTTGGTTTTTTTATCCATCCATAACCGATAATGAAACTGAAATTTCACGCTATGTTATTTATAACTATGAAGAGGGATCATGGAGCATAGGCTCTTTAGAGCGTTATAGTTGGCTAGCAGCAGGTGTTTTAGACAAACCCTTAGCTGCTGGTGAGGAAAGCTCTACAAAGCGCATTTATGAGCACGAGAAGGGGTTTAACAATGATGAAAGCGCTATGGATGGTGTTTTTGTTGAATCAGCCGACATAGACATAGCAGATGGCGACAGGTTTGTGTTTCTTAAACGCATTTTGCCAGATATTTTATTTGTTAATGACACAGGCACCAGTCAAAACGCTGCTATCAATGTGGTTGTTAAAAGGCGTGATTTTAACAATCAAACTTTATCCACAGATTCAACTACGCAAATTACTGCAAGCTCTACTTTTGGCTCACTGAGATCTAGAGCGAGACAGTTTGTGTTAAGGTTTGAGTCCGATGATGACAATACCGATGCTGACAAGAAAAATTATAAGTGGAGGCTTGGTAGCACGAGAGTTGAGATTCAGCCATCAGGGCGTAGATAATGAGCAAACTTCTACCCACACAGTTGCCACTAGCTAGCGGTGACACGGTTTCAGCTGATACTTTCAATAGATTAATTAGAATATTGGAGATAAACCTTGGTTCTGTCGATCCAGACAGCATAAAGTCGTTTAACTCCACAGACCTTAGTGAGTTGCAATTTGCCACCGGTGCTATTATATTTAACTCAACGACAGAGGTTCACCAAGCCTTTGATGGAACGCAGTTTAGAAACCTGTATGAGCATCAAACTTATTTAACTGGTATCTCTGCAACGATGAGTATAGGAGCAGTAACGGTAAGTACACCATGATAAGCGAAAGACTGAAGCAAAGAATAGCAAATCTAACAGGCGACAGCGGTATGCAGGTTGTTGGCCCAACAGGAGCTCTTTCAAATTATGAGCCTAGATTGATTGATGGGCCTTTACCTGAGGGTATGGTTCCGAGTTTAACTCAAACTGCGGAGTTCAGAGATGTAAACCAAAATGGTATTGAAGATAGAGCCGAAGGTATCTATCGGCCAGAAGATTTAGTGCCAGAGAGCACCAGACCACAACTAACAGAAGCACAAAAAGAACTTCAAAGAAGATTTTATACTTTACCATCAGAAGGCGGTTTTCTTAACAGAAAGCGTAGCCTTAGTGGTATGTCGGCAGAAGACAAAGAAACTCTAGAGTCTTTGCTACAAAGAGCAGAGGAAGTGTCGATGGCTCCGTTAAGTGAAATTGCACAAGAACTTGCTATGCAGGGCGAAGGTGAAGATACACAACTTGCGCACTTACGACCTGGTGAAGTTGTGCTACCGCCAGAATTTTTTGAAGATGAAAAATTTGAAAGCGCAGTCGAGCGTAAATTTAAAGAATTTGATCTTAACCCTGAGCAAGCGATAGTAGGTACAGGAATAGCTAGCTTGAATCCAATGACAGGTTTAGAGCAGTTTGGATTTTTCAAAAAGATAGGTAAAAGTTTAAAGAAAATTGTAAAAAAAGTAGCACCAGTCGCTGCTTTTATACCCGGTGTTGGCACTGCATTAGGTGGTGTTTTAGGTGGTGTGGCAGGTAAGGTTGGCGGCGCTCTTGGACTTAAAGGAACTCTGGCTAAAAAAGTTTTAGGCGGTATTGGTGGACTTAACATACCAGGTATATCAAACATTGCAGGAGGCGCAGCTGGTGGTTTTGGCAGTTTAAAGGGTTTGGGTAGCCTTAGTGGTATGTTAAAAGGCGGTCCTCTTGAAGGACTATTAAATCAACAACAAGCTACAACAGATGAAATTATAGGCACCTCAGAAGGTAAGCCAATCACGAAAGCAGATATTAAAGACATGACGCAAGAACAGATAGCAAACATGCAACTGACGCCAGCTGCGGCGCAAGATAAAACCTTTATGCAACAATTAAGTGCTATGTTCTTACCACAAAGCGTTGAAGACGCTTTGGGCACGGGACCAGGCGGTGGTGGACTTGGTAGCTTGTTTGGCCAAGGACAAGGTCAAGATGGTGATGGTTTATTTGGTGGCAACTTTGGTGACGCTCTGAAAATGGGTGGCATTGGAGCCTTAGCTGCTGGACTAGGTAAATTAGCTTATGAAGATGCGAAAAAACAAACAGGTGTGCCTTTAACTCCACTTACAACCATGAGTCCTACCGGCAGATACAATATAGAAGCTGAGATTGCAAGAAGAATGGGACAGCCTGCTCCAAATCCTGTTGAGTTTGGTTTATTGCCTGAGGGCACATTACCAGAGTTATCTGGTGGTAAGCCAGCGGGTATGATGTATGGTGGCCCTGTAATGGCTTATGCTCAAGGCGGAGCCGTACAAATGCAAGAGGGCGGTGAGATGGATCCCAATATGTTTCCAAGAATGGATGGAGATATCAACGGGCCAGGCACAGAAACCAGCGATGATATACCAGCCATGTTGAGCGATGGTGAGTTTGTAATGACAAGTAGAGCGGTAAGAGGTGCTGGAGCTTACGAAATACAATCTGGTGGTGATGGCATAATAAGCCTTATACCGTCTCTGAACGAAGATAGAGAGCGTGGTATGGACAATATGTATAAGATGATGGATACCTTTGCTAACAGAGCGGAGCCATCAACATGAGTTTAAGAAATTTGTTTGCACCAATGAATCAAAGAGGAGGTCGTATTGCTAGAGCTTTACCTGTTGGTGGCAGAGTTCCCTTTAGTGGGCCAGTTAGAGGCAGACCACAACCTCCTATATCAATAGGTGGGCCTGGTGGTGGCATGGTTGGAAATCCCCTAGCTAGGATGCCAGTCGGAGATGCTCGAGCTAGGATGCCGATAGGTGGTCCAAGTGAATTTGATAGAAATAATCCAGGCTTTGCCATAGGTAGACCGGTGGCACCACCAACAAATATAGGTAGGCCACCATTCACACCTTCGATGGGAGGAGCTAGGCCAGTACAAGGAGGCCCTCTGCCCTTACCTACTGGTAGCACAGAGAGGGAAACAGGTGTTATTGGCAGACCTGTTGGTTTGCCTATGCCTAAATATGAAACTGGTCTTCCACAAGCAGACGATATAGTTTCTGCTTTGCCTGTTGGCCCATCAATACCTTTTACACCACCAACAGATACGAACGAGTTGCCAACAGCAAGACCATTGCCTAAATTTGATCCAAACAACAGACCAACGATAGGTCCAGATGGCAGACCTGCGCCTATACCACTAGATCGACTTCCACAACCAGTGCGCAAAATTGGTAATTATTTCTTAGATCAACAAAGATTACTTGGGCTCACTGGGGGTGAAGACAAACGCAAAGGCATATCACAACCACCACCCCGACCTAATTTTTCAGATAAGTTGGCTCGTCCACCTGTGGGACCAGATGGCAAATTGTTGCCTGCTACTCCAACTCCATTAAACCCAGCATCAGTTTTTGACATACAAGCAGGTACTTTGGGTGGATCAGGTTATGGTAGATTCCCATTAGGAACTGCTGGCCCAGAATATCTTTATGATGATGACGGTAATCCAATTATGGAAGATAGTGCAGGATTTGCACCACCTCTCTTCGGAGGGCCAAGCGGGTTAGGTAGACCACAACCTCCAATGTCAATCGGAGGTCCAGGTGGAGGTCCAACAAATTTAATGCAAGCAATAAATCCAGCAACAGGTCAACCATACACTAATGAAGAAAAAGCAATACGAGATTCATCAATAGATCAGACTGTTTATCCAAGACAGCTTAGAGACGATTTTGTATTTGCAGGTGGCACTCCTGGTTTTGATGTAACAGGTGGTAATCCCTTAGCTGGTGCACCTGGATTTAGCAATACTGGTGTAGGCACTTCACAACCTGCTGTTGATACAACAGGGATGGCGACAACTACGGGTGCAACAGATTCAACAGGAATGACGACAACCACAGCCGCGCCGCCTGCTCCAACACAACCTCCAGCATCTACGGAGGCCGGAGCGGGCACAGCGCAAGCAACTACAACAACGACGACAGCGCCACCACAAGTTGCTGGTGGAACTCCGTTTGCCTCTGGTGTTACACAAGTTGCAACTGGCTTAGATCCGTTGACAGAGCAATTGTTATTTGGTTTAGGCGGACAAGGTGGTTTTATACCTGGTGCCATGCGAGCAGTAGAAAAAACTTTTTACGATGAGCAGGGTAATCCAATTGTAATTGATGAACAAGTTGCTGGCTTTACTCCGGATCAGCTACAAGCTATGCAAATGCAAAGAGATGCGCTTGGCATACAAGATCCGTATTTACAAGGAGCAGGACAAGCCTTTGGTGCTGGTACACAAGCCTTAGAAGAGGGTTTACAAAGAGGCAGAACCGCAGCTATCGGTGCACTAGAAGCTACTAAGGGAGGAGTTGGATCTTTACAAGAGGGTTTGGGTGAATCTGCGGACATACTCCGAGGCACCTTAGGTGGTTACGATCCAAGCATGACAAGTCAGTTCTACGATCCGTTTGAAGATCGTGTGGTGCAACAAACAATCACCGATATTATGGAACAAGGTGCAAAATCTGATATTGGAGCTCGTGCAAGCGATATTGCAAGAGGTGGAGAGTCTGCTTTTGGTTCTAGAGCTCGTCTGGGCGCCTCAGAGCGTCAAGAAGCCTTAGGTAGGGGTTTGGCTGAGGCATTGGGTGGAATACGCTCTAGAGGCTTTAGAGAGGCGCAACAGACAGGTTTGAGCGAGTTTGCTCGACAAAAAGCTGCTGAAAGAGCTGCAAGCACTGGTTTGGCTAGTCTGGCTGGTCAAGGCTTTGGTGGTTCACAGGCATTAGCTAGTGCTCTAAGTGGGTTGGGACAAACCGAGCAAGATATAGGACAACAAAGATATAGTGGCCAGTTTGGTCTTGGCACGAGTTTACAAGGTTTAGGAGCGCAAGCCGCAGGCGCATCGGCAGCTGATATAGCCGCGTTATATGGCATGGGATCACAACAACAAGGACAGCTTCAAGCAATGTTGGATGCACAGCGTCGTAATCTACAACAAAGACAAATGACACCATTGCTACAATATCAAGCGTTGGCTCCGTTCATCAGTATGGCGCCAGCAGGTCAGTTCACAACTACAACTCAATTTGCGCCCAGACCTAGTCCGATGCAATCTGGGTTATCGACAGGACTTGCCGCATTTGGCGCGTTAGGTAAACTTTATGGTGGTTCCTAATGACGATAGGCAGACCACAAATAGATGAATCTATTGATATGCAAGAGGGCGGTGATCCTATTGAAGAGCAAAATAGACTATTAGAGGAGCTAGCAGCGGAACTACGAGGTAGAGTTGAGGGTTTCGATTATGATACGACGCAACAAGAGTATGTTGATAGACTTTCACAATTTGCACCACAGCCAGATAAGTTTGACATATTTGATTTAGCCACCAGCATTTCTCAAGGTTTAGCAGCGCAACAACAAGGTGCAGGACCAGATTCCATAGGTCAAGGTTTAGCCATGGGGTTTAACTTAGCATCAGCTGACATGCGTGAGAGAGATCGTTTGATGGAACAAGCAAGACAAGAAATTGGATTACAGGCTGCTAAATTAGCTATGAGTGATGAAAAAGAAGCGTCAGACTTTTTAGATAAGGCCTTATTTGAACTAGCAAAACAATCGGGCACAGCTGGTAGCGCAAAAGATACGGCAGATATTTCTAATTATAATTTTTATCAAGGCTTAGATGATGAGGGTAAAGAAACATGGAATAAAATGAAAAATCAAGATCCGCTAGCCTTGTTCGCTTTAGAGGAGGCTAAAAGAAAAGCTAGATCGCCTGGTGGCATTGATTTATCGACAGCACAAAAAAGGGTAGATGAAGAATTTGGAAAAATTATAGCAGACTATGTTCTTAAGGGAGCGCCACAAGTAAAATCAAATTTAAAAAATTTGGAAGAAAAAATAAAAATTCTTGAGGAAGGTAAGCTAAATGTTTCAGGTCCTGCGATAGGTATTTTAGGTGACGCGGCGATGGGTGCCCTCGCGCCAGATGCAGCATCTTTTATAAGTGATATTAGGGATATTGTGTTCCAGTCTCTCAGAGAAAAACTTGGAGCTCAATTTACAGAGAGGGAGGGCAACAGGCTCGTAAACGCGGCTTTTAACCAATATCTTGATGAAAGCAGAAATGTCGCAAGACTGCAAAGACTGTATGACACCATAGATCAAGCTGCTAGAGCCAAAGAAGCAGCATTTCAATATTTTAAAGAAAACAATACAATTTCTGGTTATGACATAGTAGTCCCAGATTTTCAGTCAATTATGAACAGTCTTGTGCAAGAGTCTGACTTTGAAGGTATGACAGATGAAAAGCTCAAAGAATATTTCGTTAATGCAAGTGAAGATGAGCAAGAAATTATTTTAGAAATGGTAAGGGCGCGAGAAGAACAGTGAGTTTGCTAGAAGAACTTGAGGCAATTCAAAAACCCGCGCAACAAGAAGAAGAGGAAAGCCTCACTGGTACAGAGGTTTTAGCTGAGGCTGTAAAAAATTTACCATCAAGCGCAGCACAATTGGTCACAGATGTTACTTACCCAATTAGACATCCAATAGAAACAGCACAGTCTTTGGCATCACTTGGCAGAGGTGTTGTAAAACTTATTGCGCCTGGAGAGCCAACATTTTACGATGAAGACGAGGAAGCCGCAAAAGCAGTAGGTAAATTTTTTGCAGACCGATACGGCACTTTTGATGGTTTCAAACAGTCTTTTGCTACTGATCCTTTAGGCGTAGCAAGTGATGTTGCTTTAGTATTTACAGGCGGCGCTGGATTAGCTGCTAAAGTGCCTGGTGTAGCAGGTAAGACTACGCAAACTATTTCAAAGGTCGGAACTGCAATAGATCCGGTTTTGCAAGGAGCTAAGTTAGCTGGAGCAACAACTGTCGGTGCTGGTAAACTGGCTGCACCCATTCTTGGACTTACGACAGGCGCAGGCGCAGACGCAATACAGGTCGCAGCAAGAGCTGGTGCTAGCAGTCCTGAAATTCAAAAAATGTTTTTAGATAACTTGCGTGGTGATGTTGCACCCGAGGAGATAGTGCCGAAGGCATTGGGTGCTCTTAAAGATAGACAAACAGCAACAAGAGGCAGGTTTAAAAAAGATAAAAAGGCTTTGCAACTTGAGGCTACGCCAGTAAATTTTGAAAACATAAAACAAGCTATTGCAAGTTTTGAGAACAAGTATATGTTTGAGGGTGTTTCAGAGTTATCAATAAAAGCACAAAATAAATTAAAGGAACTAAAAAAAATTATTAAGCTATTTGAGGACAACCCAAAACTCCACAATGCCAAAGGCTTAGACATTCTGAAAAGAAGAATTGATGCTGAGTATCCTACTGGTCTTAATGTTGGTGATTCTGGTGTGGTAGTTACAGAACTTAGAAATGTTGTGAAATCAAAAATATTAGATGAAGTTCCAGAATACGGCAAGGTTATGAAAGATTATGAGGTGGCAATAAAATTAGAGAGAGAATTTATGCAAGAGTTGTCGCTTGGTAAAAATAAACAAGCAGGCACTACTTTGCGAAAGCTACAATCTGCTCTAAGAAATAATGTCAATACATCTTATGGTAATAGGCTTAATATGTTGGCGGACTTAGATCCTAGCTTGATTACTGAAATAGGAGGCCAAGCATTAAGCAGCATAACGCCTAGAGGTTTACAAGGTTTAAGCGCAAGCGGTGTAGCTGGTTATGGCGCTTTTGTAAATCCAGCAATGTTGGCTGGCTTGCCTTTACAGTCTCCAAGGCTGGTTGGTGAGACAGCTTTTAAAATTGGTCAATTACAAAAAAGTTTAGCGCCGTTAAAAACCCAAACAGCTTTAGACCTCGCAAGAGGCGCAAGGTTTACAGGCGAAGTTATGCGCGCTGATGATATTGATAACGCTCAGTTATTAAGAATTTTGTTAGATACAGAGGACGATAATGAAAGTCTAAAAAAATCAGATATAACTGCCATAAAAAAAGACGCAAGCAAACTGGCAGACGAGTTTGATATAGATGAGGACAGCAAAAAGCCAAGCCTACTAACAAAAAGATTTGGTTTTAATGAAGGCGGTACGGTAAATGTAAATGAAGAAAATATTGCAAACACAATTCTTGATAAACTCAAAATGATGTTTACACCGGTAGACCTACAAAATGAGCTGTTAGAGGAACAGGTCGTGCCCTTACAAAGGATAGCAAAAGACGCGCAAAGTAAAAAATATAACGACCAAGTTTATAAAGAATTACAAAATTATTTACAAAGACTAGAGTCAACTGTGCGAGAATCAAAATCAGTTAGCCTGCAAAGATTAAAAAATGTTGTTGAGCGTTCTATTTACAACGCTATTGATACAGGATTTGCTAATGATGATGAGGAGCTAAAAAATCAATTACAATACGCACCAAGCCTTTATGACAAATATGTTGGTTTACAAGATACGGATGAGCCGTTTGAGGCTAGAGAAAAAACTGCTAACAAAATTTTGGAAAAAGTAATTAATAAAAAATTTAACCCTGTGCAAGCATCTAACTTTTTACTATCGCATAATAAATTTGCTCCAAAAGAATCTGTGTCTCTTTTTATAAACAAATTGGCGAGCGTTGTCCCTGACAAACAGTTTGCAAAAGCAGAGGACTCATTAAAAGATGCAATGTTAGTGAAGGTTTTTGAGCCTAAACAAGCAGATGCTAATAATAAAGCTAATAAATACGAAAGTTTAATACAGGAGAATACAGATTTGTTTGATGTTTTGTTCTCTAATGAAGAGTTAGCTGATCTAGAGTCTTTTAAAAATAATGTGGTGCCAGAAATTACAAAAAGAAAAGACATAAATCCACAGCAGTCACAGTATTTATTTATAGCTGCTTTGGCCAAAGCTGGTTTGATAGGTGCAAAAAGTATGGTCGCAAGCAAAAATTCTTTGAATGTGGCAAGAAATAGTTTAAAAAAATTCAACAAGCCTTTACTTCCAGAAAAAGAAGACACGCAATTTGGCGCTAAGGAAGTTGACTTGCTAGCGCCTAACACACAAGATCAACAACCAGAACAAGTAGAACAACCACAGGTAGATCCTAATTTACAGACATCTTTAGATCAGTTCAGCATGCCGAGGTTGGAACAACCAGCTTTTGAATTTCCCGCATCAGATCTAACGCCACCACAAATGTTGTCGCCGACTATATTGCCAGATGAAAGAGATCGTGAGATCGCAATGCGACAAATGGGTGGGTTGGGATCTTTAGCTTGAAGACTCAGTAGCTTTTATTATGGCGCCATCAACTTCATAATCTAGATCGAGTCCATGAATATCTTGGCCGTCTATATTGATAATGACATTTCTTGAAATCAGTCGCAACAATGCAGCTTGTTGGTGTAATGTGGTTCTGCTAAATACATCAACAATTTCTTGGGCCTCCATGACAGGGCGATAAGACTGCGGTGTTGGTTTATCTTGTGCCATAATCTTATTAAACAGCTTCATCTGCGTTGACCGTAGCTAATCGTTTGTGTTCTCTTTGTATTAACACTTTGAGCTGATCTATTTTTGATCTGTGCTCACTTGCGCATATCTCACACAACAGATCATAAGTGCTAGGATCCACTGCTAAACTTTTTCTAATTTCTTTTCCTTCGCTCATAATTTTTTATATAAATATATTTATGGTTTGGTATATTCTATAAAAATTTACACAAATATACAACATCTTATTTATATTTATCTGATATACTAAATTTCATGTATAAACTTAGAAACTACCTGTTGAGCATGCAGTCGCATTGGATGATAAATCATACGACATATCAAGCTGTCCAGGACAGTATTCCAGCCGTGGTTAAATATAAAGCTAGTAATGGTATGGAGGATATGGCCAAAACTCCGGTGCATGATGTGGTCAAAAAAATCTATCCAGAGATCTATCGCTTTCCTTTGTTCCGCAGACACTTTTGTACTATTTTGCTGCGTGAGATAGAGCACATGAAAAAGGAGATTGGCTTTGAAGGCAACGCAGAGGAAGATACATTGCGACAGATCCCAGAGATAGTTCTAAAAGAACATGTGCCCGAGCTGTATCGGACCATGTGGTTTGTAGTGCAAACAGTATTAAATCCGATCTTCAATGCCATTTGGCAACGCGATTGTAAAGATCCTGCAAGTATACAGATCGCTAACTACAATCTAATCGATAAACAACAAGGCGCTTGGCACCATGATGAATCAGCAGATATATCGGTGGTGGTGCCGTTGAATACTGGTAAGTATAAAGGTGGCGGCACGGCGTTCCACAATTATGGCGAGGTCCCGCCATTACCTACTGGCCATGCACTCATGTTTCCCTCGTTCAACAATTTACATAAAGGCCTGCCTGTTGAGGGTGGCGACAGGTATCTACTGGTTTTCTGGCTGTGTGATAAGCAAAAAACAATCGATTTGTACCATTCTTTAGACTAAAAAAACTTGTTATTATTGTGTGTAAATAGTTGCATATAGTTGCAACTTATGGCATTATATCTATGTGGGTAATTTAATTGAAAACAAAGAAAAGGAGGGTTAATTATGGACTTACCACTAACAAGCGACGAAACAGATGTTGTTCAATATGCTTTATTATTTCTTAAAAAGAACTTTGCCAAAATTGAAAAGGGCAATGAACTTAACGACAAAGATATTAAAGACATAGATTCTGTTTTAGATTTTATAAAAAACACAAATGGCTACGAGCCAAAAATATAAAGGGGGTAAATAATGTTTGATGTAATTAGTTATGACGAGCATGGCAACGAAGATAAAGCCATGGCAAAAAAACTCAAAGACGGATTTGCAAAAGTGTATGACAACATGTGTAAAGAATGTTTAGGCACTGGCAAAAGGAAGATCACTTTTGAGGATTGCTTTGGTAATCCAATGCCAGAGAAAACTGTTTATTTAAAATGCAACTGCAAGGAGGTATTGTAATGGCTTATAAAAATTACACAAAAGAAGAACTTGTTAAGAAGTTCGGTAAAAGCAAAAAACATTTATATGTTTACAGAAAATACGACAGCATAAACCATGAATACATTTATCAGTTAAGAAGTGTAAAAAACAAACCGCATGAAAATCATAGAACAATAGATGAAATTTTAAGTGAGGAGGTGGCGTAAATGAAAACAAAAACATTTATTAGAGAATTTTATGTTTTAACTGAAGAAGGCCATGCTGTTTGGCATCACGCTTTATCAGATACCGACTATGTATTAAGGGATTATTCAAAATTTAAAGACGATCCCACATTTACAATTGAAATACAAACTTCATACGATGATGGTGCTGATTGGGTTGAAATATATCCTAATGATGAAGGCATTAGTGATTTTCCAAAATATGTGCAAAAGCAAATATATAAAGTATTAAAAGGTATTCAAGAAGTAAAAAGTAAGGAGGTGGCGTAAGCAGCCACTAATACAAATCTGAGATCTCTACAACTTGGACGCCGTCTAGGTTGTAAGGTCTGAAATCATCTTTATCTTTACACTTCAATAACAAATCTAAGGCTTGCTCGTTCCGAGCTCTGGCATACTCTAACGCTTCATCAGATAGCGTATAAACGCCGTAAGGGTAAGGGTGTGCCTTTTCCTGTGCAAGGAAGTTAAAACCATCAGCACGCAACCCAGAGGCTTTACAGGCATCGATATAGAGTGCAGCTTGCATGTGATAGTTGAAACTGTTAATCGCATTACGAAAGCCACGCGGCGAAGCGTCTCGACAGGTTTTCAGATCCCAAACACGCTCACCGTCATACCAGTCGAGTCGACACTTAAAAGGATGGCCATGGAGCTCAAAGACAAGCGTCAGCTCAGTGAGATCATCTTTGGCTGGCACAAAGTCTTGAACAACTGCGCGTCGTTCCATACAAACATCATACAGGTCACGGCTGATTGCCGTGCGCTCACCCACAGTTTCCATAAAGTTAGCATAGTCTGCTTTGCCAACCTTGGTCCGGCGATCAATATTGGGTTGGATCACAAACTCTGTGTCAAAGTTGTGGTGCTCTAAAAATACAGTATGTTGCACACGGCCTTCTAATAGAGCTGGTGTTTGCGCCACCTCTTTTTGATGCTTCCAGCGAAACGGGCACTTGATGACCGCAGTCAGATCGTGAGATCTAAACGCTGGGATTTGTGCATATTCTTCGTACGGTATATCTTCATATATACCTGGTTTTACATCTTCAAACATAATGTCCTCGGTAATGTGGCAGGCAACTAACTCATTTAAGAGTTATACGAGTAGGAGGGTTGTTGCCTGCCTCCAAACTAAAACGGAATATTGTCCTCAGTCAATCCGCCTTTGGTATCGTCGCTATCAAAGTCGGTGCTGTTCATTTCCGCCGCAGCTTGATCGGTTAAATTAGATAAATCATCAGCCATAGTGGTGTCGTTAGATTGCCCAGCAGCTGCGATAAATTCATAACTGCTTGAGATATCTTCCTGTTGCCATGGTGGCAAAGTTTCATAGATGTCAGCCATAGCTTGACCGTCAGGTGTTTTGTTGCCTTTAAGAAAATCACAATATATATCAAGATCAAACGATTCTTGGTTGTTATGAGTTTGCACTTCTTGAACACCGCCATCTGGTCTTTGTAAACTTAAAATCTTTGGATTACCGCCAGGGGTGGTATCGGTTTTTGCGGTGAGGCCAACTTCAATTCTAGCTGTGCAACCCAACAGGTTAGTAATATCAAAACCTTTGAGTTCTTCCTCGGTAAAACTTTTACCACGCCAGCTTTGCAGATCTTTACGCAACGCAGCCATTTCAAATAACGAAGCTGTATAAGTTTTTGAGACTACAAAAGGTCTGCCATCATCCATCAGAGTTTTGTTATCAACAGGATCTAATGCTTCGGATACCTCAAAGGTTATTTGCACTCTAGTTTTTTTACTTTTCACGCCTTGATACTCTTGATCTGTGGTACCTAGATCGACGATGCGATAACAGGTTCCTAAGTAAATGCCTTGTTGTAATTTTGGTAGAGCTTCGCCACCACCTTCGCCGCTAATTGTTAAACTCATATATATTCCTCCATAATGTGTTTGCAAATTATAATAAACTTGGGTAACATTCTATACACTTTTATAAAAGAAGTAAACATAAAAAAATAGCGATGGATTGATGTCATTAAAAATTAAAGGACCTAACAAAAATTTCAATAAACCTTTTACCAAGGATTACACCTCACAGTTTAGAGATTTCTTAGCCGAGCATGGCTATGAACCCGATCCCAACAAGGGATTGATTACCGATGGCTCAATAGGTCGGGCCTACATCAATATCGGCAATCAGCGTAAGCTCGTGGGTTGGTATCAGGCTTGGCTCGATCAGTCATCCCCTTATGGAAGACTTGGCGATTATCGAGTCAGCACGGATCAACCCACAGCTACTTGGAAACCAGAAAATAGTAAAAGGTATCGCATGACCAAAGCGCAGAAGGCGGAGATCGAGGAGTTACGACGCCAAGCTGAGGTCAAGACAGCTGAAAAATATACGCAGGCCGCACAGCGAGCGCAGTCCATTTGGGATCGTGCTGAGGATTGTGTGAAACATGAATACCTGGAGAACAAACAAGTGCTATCGTATGGCTTAAAAAAGGACACGCACAACAACTTAGTGATCCCGATGAAGGATGGTCAAGGCACTATCGTTGGGTTGCAGTTCATCGCCGCCGATGGCACTAAGCGTTTTCTCACTGGTTCTAAAAAAAGCGGTAGCTTTTTTCTGCTCGGCAGAGAGATCTTCAATAGTTCGGATACGCTTAATTATGCCGAAGGCTATGCGACCGCAGCGTCGATTTATGCAGATAGATCACAGCCGGTAGTAGTGGCCTTTGATGCGTTTAATCTATCGCCAGTGGCTGAGGTGATGTATAAATACTTTCCACATCACAAACACATCTTTGTTGCTGATAACGATGATAGTAAAACAGGTGAGCGCGAGGCAAAGAAAGCGGCAGCTTATATTAAGAAAGTTGGTGGTTATGCCGAGATTCAAATGCCTGAGAGCAAGGGCGACTATAATGACCACAAGAACGAAGTTGCAGTCGTCGAAGGCGAAGTGGTCATGCAGAGTGTCGATGTGCCGGTGGAGTTTGACTTTGTCAGATCTGCAAGCGGCCGCTTCTTGAACACCAAAGACAATATTGGTGGAGTGCTGGCAACGCACGGTGTTGATGTACGCTACAATGTGATTAAGAAAAAAATGGAGATAGATATACCAGATATGACTTTCATCGCTGACATGCAAGAGGAGGCCAGCCTGATTGAGATTGAAAATCGGTGTATTAATATGGGTATACCACACACTAAAGTGCGTGACTATTTAAAGGTGTTAGCACGCGAATACAACCCGGTCAAAGAATGGATAGAGAGCGAGCCGTGGGATGGAGTCGATAGACTGCCAGACTTTTTGGACTCGTTGACAACGGAGGAGTCGGCGCAGTTACGCGATATGTTGCTGAAAAAGTGGCTCATATCTTGCGTAGCTGCCGCCTGTGAAACAAATGGCGTCGAGCTCGAGGGTATCTTGGTGTTGCAAGGCGCACAAGGACTCGGGAAAACCTTATGGTTTAAACGCCTGTGTGATTACAATAAAGGATGGCTGTTAGAGGGTGCAACGCTGAATCCGTCGGATAAAGACAGCGTGAAGCGGGCGGTTAGCCATTGGATTGTTGAGTTAGGCGAAATCGAGTCGACTTTCAAGAAGTCGGACATTGACCAGCTGAAAGCGTTTGTCACGGCGAAGACGGATGAGCTGAGGTTGCCGTATGATCGGGCGTTTACGACCTATCAGCGCAGGACGGCGTTTTATGCGTCAGTAAATGCGCGCGAGTTTCTAACAGATACCTCTGGTAATCGAAGATTCTGGGTATTGGCAGTGCGCGATATCAATGTTAATCACGGTGTCAACATGCAACAGTTATGGGCCCAAGTGAAGGAGACTATGTATGTGCCTGGACAGAAGAATTGGTTCTTAACGCCAGATGAGCGTGAGCTCTTGCAAAACAGTAATGAGCAGTATCGTACGCAGTCGAGTGTCGAGGATCTGATCTTGGAACATGTGGACTTTGATAGTGAGGATACGAAGCCGGTGCAAATGACGAAACTGTTGCGTGATCTTGGTATTAAGGCGCCAAGGATGCCTGACTTCAAAGAAGCAAGTCGGGTGTTACACGATAGAGGCATCGAGCCGCGCCGATCAAACGGCAAAAAGATCTTTGATCTGGATTACAGCGTAGCTGGAGATGACGATAGTTATGCAGATTATTCGAGTAAATTTTGATGATTGAGTCGGTAATTAAGATTATTGCACTGGCAGCTGTTACCTTTTTTGCAGTGTTGGCGGCCTCGATTGTTGTGGTCGGTATTGCGGTAATTGTTGTAGATCGCTGTTTTCGATGAGATTTCAAGGGGGAAAAGGGTATAGCACAGGGTATAGTAAAAGTAGCTGTACCCTGTCGCAATCCCTTGCTATGACTGTGTTTCCTATATATAAGGGTATAGTGTATATATATACTAT